GGCCGCACCCATCAACATAGAGATGCCTGTCGCTGTCTTGTTCAAGGATGCAGTCTGCTCTCCGTGGGTGTAGGAGGGGAGGCTGGTCGTCTCATCAGCAAAACGGCGGAATATCTCAACGATCTGGTTGAGTCCGTTGGCGTTAGCGACAGGCTGATACCAGCGAACTGCTGGCATTGAACCGTCACCACCTTCACGCAGGAAGACACGCCAAGGGTGTATGTCTGTAGGATCTTCACCTGCGGCCAAGAGGTCTGTGTTGACCTCAACCATTGGGCCGGATGACAGCGCCATGTTATCGAGCCAGATACGAACTGCCGCGTTCATAGTGGTCTGACTGTCACGCATCATGCGAGGTACGCCCACGCCCCAGAACTGGTGAGGATTACGCTCATACGGGAAGATGTGGTAGGGAATCTTGTAACCCGCGATTGGGTTCAACATTACCTTGAGAACTTTGCCCTCACACATCCACACGCAGGCAGAGTATTGCTCACTCTTGTCGGCGCCTTCTTCTAACTCAAGGCCATGCTCTTCTAGGGCGTGACCATCGATGTCGCCCCAGTATTCCAAAACTTCAAAACGGCGGGACTCCACCTGATCTTGAATGCCGGCAATGCGACGTAATGTCTTCTCGTGATCTTCCTCTGTATGGTTGCCGTCCTTGTTGATCTTCATCAAGTAACGGACCATGTCACCATCAAACTGCGGTAGATCTGCAAGCTCGCGGAACTGCCGTCGCGTCAAAACATGGCGCCGGAACAATCCATCGCAGTCGTCTAATGTCGTGCAATAAGGATCGACATACAGATCGAAAATAGATACGCTTTCTATGTCGGGGACTGGGGTCTCAACTACGCTCAGTGCGTAGGCTTGTGCGCCGCTTTCGGGATCGATAATCTTGCTGTAACTCTGCTTTGTATCGATACGAACAGTGCCAGCCTTGACTGCACCCGACCCAAAGATACACGCCTCGAGAATAGACTCTTTCAATTTTTGATCGGCGCCGGCTTCGATAAGCTGGTCTTCGATCTCGACAGTCATATTCTTAGCGGCTTCCTCAGCCATCTTCTGCTCGACTTTACGGAACTCCTCTTCAAGCTCCTTCATTCGAGCGGCAATCAAATCCTGATTCGCCATTGGGTCCATCCCCGAAGCCATTACAACTTCTTGCATCGCCTGCTGTCGCATTTGCATAGACAGTACTGGATCGATAGTCGCGATAGGCGTGGGATGCACAGCGAAGAAAAGATCGCCATGCTGGAAGAGTAGGTCAACGATACGGCTGTATGCCGCCATCACTTTCGTGCGGGTCAACCCAACAAATACTTTTGATCGTGCGCCAGCGTGTTCATTGAGACGTGCAAGAACCTCAGGCTCGTACTGACCAGCGTACTGACGCAGGTCTTTCAGCCATTCGTTCTCTGTCTCTTTACGAGCGTCTTTGTATTCTTGGAAAAGATCTCTCAGCCTGTGACCAAGGGACTGCAACTCTTGCTCTTGTTGCCCGTCTAGGTCATCATCACTGACGAACTCTTCTTCAACATACAGCTCTTCTGGATCTTGCATCTAGTAGCCCACTGTCGAGTCGATACTCTTAAAGGCCCGTTTCGCGATGTGAATTCGCGGTCTGGGCATTGAGGCTAATCCATGCAAAGCGATGGCATACGCCATCACCCTATCATCATAGCATCCCTGCTGAGAATTGAAACTCCCTTTATCATCAATAACATACGTTCGTAACTCATTAACTAGCTCGATGTCCGCGATACCAGCTTCATGCTGTCGGAGAAGGGCGGCTAAGTTGTCGATGATTAGGGGTTTTGTCTTGCTCGTTGTAAGGAAACCACCCCTTTTTGTGAGCCTGTCACCGTAAGCTCCATCCACAGAACTCTCAATATAGAGGTTGGGGTAGCCCTGTTCCTGCAATCGGCGCAGTGTAGTCAGGCCGTGATTGTTCCTTTCAACGATTAAATACGCCTGATTCCAGCGTTCACCTAGCTTTGCGAGGAAGTTTCCGTACTCATACGGGTCGATATGGCCGTGATAGCAGGCAACTTGGTTGCCGTTAGAGTCTAAAATCTGGGCGCAACTGTAGTCTCCGTAGCTCAAACCCTCCGCTACGTCTATACCAATGACATAAGATTCGTTAGGAGTAGGCGTAAACCACTCACGATAGGGGCCGTGAGAATGCGATTCCAATACACCACTACGGTAATCGCCCACAAAATCAGGCGTATAGCAGTTATTTTCAGCCACTCGTAATACTGAGTCTTCAACAAAACATCGCCCCGAGGTCAGGAATGCCTCTAATGGGGTAGAGGGATACTCCTGCCTAAACAGATCTGTCGATCCAAGTTCATCCAGTTTCGCCCTTCGAAATGCAAGCTGAGCATCGTCCAAGTTATAGGCCTTTGCTAACTTGTCTTCTTCAGGCGTTCGCTCGAAGTAAGGGTTGGGTTTGCGGCGGTACTCTGGCATCCAATACCAAGGGATAAAGCACACGGTCCATTCGGTTTCGCCGCGCAAACTTTTCATCACCTGATCGTAGAACCAGCCACCGGCCCCGTTCGCCGTGGACTCAAGGATTACTTCAGACCCTTTGCCGCCCACTGTCTGTAGGAGGCCCGCGACGATATCTGATCCTTGTGGGTAGAACGCCACCTCAGACCCGTGAACGAACCTGTTGGTTTGTCCTCGACCGGTCTGTGTAGAACGTGCTGTACCAACTCGATATCGGCTGTTAAGGCCTTCAAACACCAACGTACTCGCAGACTGACTCGCAAGGTTTGGCTTGAATACGGGATGCGGAATGTGATCGTAGAACTGCCGCACCATGTTGAAAATCGAATTGGTCGATTCGGCGAGGTGAGAAAGAACGAACGCATTTGCGTTGCGATTCTGCGTAATCTTCCAGAAGAAACGGCCCTCAACATAGGTCGAGATCCCTACCTGCCGTGCCTTCAATACTAACGCACGGATGTTACCCTGTTGTTGCAACTGGTTATCGAGGCGCTGGTGCATCCACCGCTGGCCCTCGTTTAAAATAAAGGGCGCGACTTCACCCTCTTTGTTCACAATTCGTAAAATGTTTTTTGCGTACAGCGGGAAGTTACTCTTCAGCTTCCTCGCTACCTGCACTATCTTCTCGTCGCTCGTCATGTATCACCAGATTCTTAGCCCACCACCATAGGCTGTTGTCATCCATGTCCATCTTCATGACATTGACCCGCTGACAAACAAGCTGAATATTGCTCATCCGGTATCCAATATTGCTGTCAATCCGATCTATACTTATGGCGGTTTCCATGACTGTCTGTCCATGAGTCATGGGGACGCCGCTCAGGGCGCACATACCCTTTTGCTTTTTTAGAAGCTCGAGTAAAGCCTCTACCGTCACATCGTCTGAAAACTCGCGCCCAACCTCTAAGGCGCGTCTTTTCGCTACACGTATCCGGCTTCTTAACCAAGCTGTCGCAGTTCTGCTTTCTAACCGCCTTCTGTGATCGACGTAGCAAACACGGCAAATCAGGCGTCGTGCTTCGAAATCAGACTTTGGCTTTACAGCCCCGCATACACTGCATTGCCTATCTTGATTTGACACGTCTGCCCCCGAGTCAACTCTTCAAACGCGGCAACCGCTTTCCTGCTATTACTCACGGCTATTCGATCCCCCATCAAACCAGTACCCAGTCCAATGCATCCCTGCACGTCACTAGGAAAATTAGCTACATGTATCAATATGTAGGTTCGATCGGGTACCTCTTCGAGCATCCATGTCCACCCAAAGCGAGGGCTTTCACGCCACGTCATCTCATAAGCCCCTGTAGGGACGCAGGAGACGTTTGGCGCGTTATCTAGCCACGGCCTTTCTATGGAATAGAACTTCTCTCCAGAGACCTCTAAGACGCCTAGAGTGCCTTCTGGGTGGTAACAGAAACGATTAAGCTGTATGTCCATCAGTGCTACTTTTTCGCCTTGTTCGCCTTGATAGCTTTCGACTTCTTGTCGAAATCAGACATCATTTTCTTGTGGTAAGCGTCTTTAATATCCCTTTCAACCGCTCTAAACACCGTAGGACTCATGCGGTCTGTGTAAAACTTTTTTCTGGCGGCCTTAGTTTTAAAGTCCTTCAAGTCCCGCTCAGTCATGGGTTGATCGAATACAACTCGACGCATTGATGGAGTGTCAAATTCACCGGTTTTAGGAAAATTCATTCCAAATTTTTTAAGATCGTATTTTTGAGCTGGCTTACTTGGCTTGTTAGGCATCTCAATATCCCCTCTTAGTTCGCTTGTTGGTAGCGGCTCGCTGTCCGCGCTTCGGCATCGCCTTCTTCATACACTTGCCCGCCTTCTTGCACTTGGCTGGAGTAGGGCATCCCTTGCATGGCTTCATCATGATTACTTCCTATGTCGTCGGGTTTTAGTAGCCACCTTCTTAGGCTGGCTAGAATGCTGTTTGCCGGCTTTTGTGTCGGCCCTCTTCTTACGGGTGGTCGCCGCGTACTCTTTCGCTGAGAGCGATTTAATAGCCTTCTCAGGCAGGTATCGCTCACCTGTAGCCTTCGGGCCTTGCGTCGATGGCTTTCCTGACTTGGTGCGCCACTTCTGTTTGGTCCAGCTCTTCAGGCTCTTCTGAGATTTCTTTAGCGCCATTAGTCTTGAAATCCTTCACCTTTGAAAAAGTGCTTTAGACGATGCTTTACAACAACTAAGACAAGCTTCAAAAAGCTATCCTCTGTGTAAGTCCCTGCGGGACATCTCATTTGATACATCAGTCTTTGTAGCCTCCACCCTTGGCTTTGTATTGCTTAGCCAACATCTGCGCCTTCCTAGCTGACCACTGACCTGCCTTACCGCCCTTACTGCCCGCCTTGATCTGCTCAAAGAGACGCTTCCTCATCGTAGGTTTGGTGTAGTTGCCCGCCGCGTTTACTTTTGACTTGGGCTTCGCCTTTTTCATTTCTCGCTCATTGGCTGAGTGGTCATGTAGCGCAGGACTATGATTCCAGATGCGATACCACAACCGATGGTCATTTGAACTACTGGGTTAGCTGGAATGAAATGCACAAAACCCTGCATAACGGAGAGACACGCGATAGCAATACCAAATTGCACTGTGCGCGATCTGAGAGCTTGTCTTGCCTTATCCATTACTTTCTCCTTGATTTGGCGCCAGAGCATTTCCAGCGCTTCCTAGATAGGTTGTTGGGGGTGTTCGGATCATTCTGTTTCGCCTTGGGTAGACGCTTCTTGATGCCCAATGAGCGAGCGCAATAGCTATCTCCCTTGGATGTTCCGGCCCGAACACGAGGTCCGCCATCTTTAGCCTTGCCAGCCTGCCCATAGGAGACCTTTTTGCCCGAAGCAGTCACCTTTACCTTTGCTTTGCCTTTACGTGGAGTAGCCATAAATTAAACCTTTACACGATTTTTTGAGTGTCGTCACGCAAAATGCAGTGATAACGGTGTACTACTTGCTCTGTACAGATAAGGTTTCCGTAGAAGGGAGTGCATTTTTCCTGCACAAGTTCCAAGACTTCCCAATCCAAGCAGTCGCCTTTCTCTTCTGGTGTGACGCACCCAGCCAAAATCGCAAAAAATACCCATGTGATTTTTGCGGTAGGTACTCTCACAAGGCCGCCCCCCCTTTCTGGGATGGGTGGGGGGTACCCCTAAAACGCAAAATGTCGTTCTACACATCCAATAGCCCTCCATGGTACCGGTGTCGCGACGCCGGCCCAGCCAGACGTCATATCCCCCCCCCTAACGGCCTCGACGGGATCCTTTTTGACCGCCTGTCGCGGCATCGATGGGGCGGAACCTAGTCAAGGTTCAGTCCTCATCCTGTAAGCCGTTGTTTTCGCAGGAGAAATCAACAAAGACCAAGTTGTCATTTGGCCCTTTTTCCAGCGGCTCGTCCTCGTCAAGGTCTAAATCCGCCAAAAAGCCCGACTCGTAGGTCGTGATTTCCTTCTGTTCAGGGGCCAGCCAGCCCTCAGCCTTGAACAGTTGCTCGATGGCCCTCAGTTTGTCAGCGTCACGCTTTGCCTCTTCTCCCAGCTCCTCGAGACGGGAGATCCAATTTCGACGTCTCTGCTCACTATCCTCAGTCATTTCGGCCCTTTTCCTGTCTATTGCTCGTTTCACGTTAGGTTTAGCTAGGTTCTCTGTTGCCTGAACTCTGAGGCATCCTTCGCTTCTCTGAGAGTACCCAGCACGTCGGCAGGCTTCCGTTCCATTACCTGTTGCCAAGTACTCCTCAACGAATCGCTCCTGTCTTGCTGTTAGCGGTCTGTCTCTGTCTGTACTCATCACTATGATCCTTTCCCTGTTCCCCTATAGGAGAGACCGGCATTGGGGTGGTTGGTTTTTTATCCCGCGCCAATAAATTTTTGGGCCAGTGTCAGCCCTGCCGCGAACAGTATCCAAGCCGCCCGTTCCATCATTGCGCCCTTGCTGTTGGAGTCTGCGACCTTGAGTTGAAGCTCCCGCTGGTCGAACTCGAGCTGGTCGAGTCTCAGCTCGTGACGTTTCAGCCTCGCATCGACGCCCTGCATCCGTTCATCTATGCGGCTCGCTTGGTTTGTTAAGGCCTGAACATCAGCAGATAGCCGGTCCAATTTGCGGTCAATACTCGCCAGAGTCTGCTGTAAATCCATTGTCTCCATACCATCTGAGCCTAAGTGCTTGTCGTTATTAGATTTTACTGGTACGTGGAAACTTTTTCACCATCAAATGAAAAAAACTTATTGACGCTCAAATTTACCTGTGTTTTTATAATTACCAAGCCGGTCAGTGACCGGATAATAACGTCCTGAGGAGGGCACCAATATGAGCACCAAAGTTTACGAAGACATCACCAACCGAATCCTCGAGCAGATGGAGACCCACGGCACCAACTGGGTCATGCCATTCGAGGGTGACAGCAGACCATCGGCAGGCATCCCCTGTAACGGTCTCACCGGCAGACCATACAGCGGCATCAACGTCTTGCTGTTGGGATTCACTGGCGGACACTGGGCGACCTACAAAGCATGGCAGGGTGCCGGCTATCAAGTCGCCAAGGGTGAGAAGGGCACCGGCATCATCTTCTTTAAGCAGTACCAGAAGGAAGTCGATGGCGAGAAGAAAACCTTTCCAGTGGTGCGGTCGTTCACGGTCTTTTCATCTGCCCAGCTTGACCAGTCGGTGAAGGAGTTCACGCCACCACCAGTGCGCGAGTACAGCGACGAGACCGAAATGGTCGCAGAGTGCGACGAGTGGGTGTCCATGCTGGACGCTGAGATCAATCACACCGGCAAGGGCCGCGCCTGCTTTATCCCCTCGATGGATATCATCGAGATGCCCAACCGCGAACTGTTCAGCGCGACTGACACCAGCACTGCCACAGAGTGCTACTACTCGACGCTGTTTCACGAACTAACCCATTGGACCGGTCACAAGTCACGACTTGACCGTCTGCGTACCTGCCGGTTCGGTGACAAAGACTACGCATTCGAGGAGCTAGTCGCTGAGCTTGGTGCGGCATTCCTATGCGCCTCGATGGGTGTATCTATCGAGCCACGGCCAGACCATGCCAAGTACCTCAATTCATGGATGCGCGGCCTCAAAGAAGATCCCAAGGTCATCAGCACCGCCGCACGTCTCGCACAGAAGGCCGTCGATTACATGCACGGCCTAGTCGAGGCAGAGACCACCGCAACGCAGGAGGCGGCGTGAGCCGCCCTCAACAGGAGGATATCCACATGAAACTTTCCAAGCGCGTTTTAGCAATCGTCGAGGAGCGACAGCATGCCGCAGAGTGGTGCGCCAAGATTGCCGCCCGAATCGATGACAAAGACCCGTCATTGCCCGATCACTTTACCCGTGAATATCAGACATCGGAGTACTACGCGGGCCTTAGGGACGGTCACCAGTCAGCCGTCGAATGCCTGCTGATGGCTCACAAAGCATACAACGGGTTCCGCTTCAGGGTGTGCAGTGATCACGGCGCAGAGTGGTACGAGTACGACCTGTCGAGGGCCAAGTAAACCCGCACTGATGAGCCTAGCTGGACACTAGGCGAAACACCCCACGGGGTGTCTGCGGAATCCACCGCTCAACTAGACCTAAGGAGGTCGCCATGTACTACATCAATCAAGAGGATCAATTCGGTATCGCTATGAAGGTCAAGACCTTTTCCCAGTTCTGCCGACTCCGCAAGCCAGCAGAGGGATCTCGATGGGGCGTTCGCAAGCGAGCCAAGATTGAGAACTTCGACGCCATCGACGAGTACGTCGTCAAGGGCGGCAAGCTGGTCAAGACCGGTCAGTCTCACTTAGTGATGACTAGCGACTGGTAAGACCCCGTCTGATGATGGCTCGCTGGATACGAGCCGAAACGCCCTGCGGGGCGTCACGGGAATCCACCCGACACGACCTAAGGAGGTCACCATGCAACGCAACGCACAAGCCGCCTACACGGTACTCAAGGATGCAGGTCTTCACCTAATGAAAGACAACTGGACCGATGGCGCCCACTTCGAGATCAGTCTCGAGAACACAAAGCACCTCGACCGATGGATCGCCAGCGAGGGAAAGCTCCCCGTTTACTGGGCTGACTTTTACGGCGAGATCTTCGACATGGACGGCTCGCAAGCCCTGAACGATTTACTCGAAAAGCACGGCCTGTACTTCGAGTGGGTCAACGCTGGCGTCATCGCTGTCTACAGCGTCTACGACCAATAGGAGGGTGACCATGAACGAACGAATAGCAGACCTGTACGAGGAACTGATGGATGCCCACTCCCTATGGACTGCGGCATTCGATGTCGAGGCTGACTACTGGCGTCGAGGCGAGGAGCCACCAGAGAGTGCCATGCAAGACCAAAAGACGGCAGACCGTCGAGCGCGTGAAGCAGTCGCAGAACTGCTCGAGCTTGGCATCGATGTGGAGGCGGCAGTACTACGTCGCCTCGATGCTCAGTATGGGGAGGACGCCGCATGAACAGACGAGACGAGCAACAAGTCATCTGCATGATCGGTATCAGTTTCATTCTAATCATGGCGCTGTACGCGCCCCTGTACTGAGGAGTACTAGCAATGCCAAAACATACATGGAAACCCTGCACCGATCCGATGGCTACCAACATGACCCACAAGGTCGGTGTCGTGTACCCATCCTATGACGAACTGGTTCGACTGTTCGGGCCACCCACCAGCAACGGTGATCCCTTCAAGACCGACGCGATGTGGGACGTCGAGTTCAGCGACGGGACGGTCGCCACGATATACAACTGGAAGAACGGCCCCGCGTTTGGCGGTCCCCCAGTCGAGCAGATCTTGATGTGGAACGTGGGGGGGCACGGACCCAAAGCGCTGGCGCGAGTCAGATCCGCTGTCAAGTCGATCATTTACTGAGGCCTCAGCCAGTCGGCCATCTGCGGGTGGCCTTCTGAGTGGGACTTCCACTGACACGAGCCAAAGGAGGCTTACATGCAAAACAGAGTAGTGAAGTTAACGGGGTTCAAAAAGCAACCCATCGGTGACCGCATCTGCCGGTCGGTTTATCAGAACGACAGGGACTGGGCTGAGGTGCAGGCAATGGCATTTCAGCGAGGCATCCTCGATCCAGACAACTGCTGGTTCGGTGACATCGCCAAGTTCAATGAGCAGGGTTCTGGGTTTGCCGGAACAGTCTCTGAGTTCCTATCCATCCTGCAACGCAAGCAACGAGGAGGTCGGTCATGATTTCAACGAGAGAGCGCAAGCTTTTAACGCCAGTTCAAGTTGGGCTGGCAACCAGCAACACAAAGAACGAGCTGTTAGCTGATCACAAACGCCTCGAGGCTACCCTTCAGTGGAAAGAACAAGAACTAAAGGAGCTTCAAGATCTGGTGCATGCCAAACAGCGTGAGATCTGGAGGGTTCGAGACTCAATCAGTGATTATCGAGTGGCAATGAAACACAGTCATCAGTTGACCCGCGAGAAGGAGCAGAGAGCGGCCTACTCAAAGGTCAGACGTCTAGCGGCTAAGTACGGTCTCACTATCCACAACGAAGGGTATCAAGGGCAGTTCGAGTACCGCTTCGATGCGTGGTGTGAGCGCCCTGAGTGGATCTCAACAGAGGACGACATCTACTACCAGAACGAGGGCTGTTTCGATGGCTGGGACGAGGTGCTAACCAAGGTGCAGTTCTATGCCGACTATGCAGACCAGCATGGTATTTCCATTAACAAGTAACAGGCACTGGGGTGGTGGATTTCTTTTCCCCGCCCCGATTTTTTTTACTGGAGATTTTTTTATGAGATCAATCAAAACATGGACCGTTAGACCGCTATGCCACGACCCTGTTACGGGTGACTCCTACAAGCTTTGGGAGATCGAGGAAAGCGAGACCGTGCTTCAGGACTACCGCAACCAAGGGTGGGATCTGGAGTGGACGTCACCGGAGGTGGCAAATCATCAGGCCTACAACGTCCTGCACCTGAGTAGGAACTTTTACGGCATCACGGAGGTGGAGTCATGAGAACCCTGAAAAAGCGTAGCGTTGAGGGGCTGGGCGAAGCTTTCAGACAAACCGGTGAAGCGCTACTTTGCCTCGATAATATCGACGAAGACTGCGAAGGATTCGATGAGTTCGACAAAGCTTACCTAGCGCTAGAGAAGGTTAGGTTTCACCTGTACCACACGATTTATGTCGCGCAAATACAGCAGGAGGTGGAGTCCTGATGGAGGCAGTCTACCGCTACACCATAACCGACAGGGCTACGGCCCTGTTACTTGGCGGCTATCGTGAAGACGAGGTCGTCTCAAATCTCATGGTCGAGTTCACCCTCGACGAGTTTCAAATCGAGGACTTGCCCAAGCTGGTCAGGTTCATCAACACCAAGAGGAAAAAAGCTGATGCACTACGAACTGCCTAGTCACATACTGGAGACAATCATCTCACCCACCGGAAGCTACAAAGCGGTGACTGCTCACCACCAAAAAGCAATGGCGGTTGAGATATTGAAGCGGCGCAAGATCATGGCCGAACTGGAACGCAAACTGGGGGAGCTGGTCATCGATAAGGCCGACCTGATTGCACTGAAAAGCTTGCTCGCAAAGGAGTTAACCCAATGAGTACTTTTGAAATCGGAGAGAAGGTGGACGTTAAGGTTCTGGATGGAGAGAAGCACTTCATCAAGAACCCTCGTCACCCACGACTGGTCAGCATCGAAAAGATCATGAACCAGTCAGGTCTGGGTCCGCACGACTGGATCTATTACGTGGAGGAAATCGAGGGAGAGAAGGACCGCTGGTTCGAGGTCATCGAGGTCAACATTCCGGTCATCGAGGACACCTTCAAGGATGAGAACGAGGAGCAGATCCTGCTTGGAATCTGCGAGGACGCCTTCCCAGAGACGCCCCTGTCTACCAGTGGTTACTTCGCGGAGGAGGCGTACATCGCTGGGGCTATGTTCCGCAACTCAGAGTACACCGTCAGATTGCATCGAGAGTGCGGCTTCAAAGGCCAGAGCTACGGTGATTATCTGCGCTACACATGGGAGCTTCAGTAATGGTTACTGCGTTAATTGAAATGGAACTGAGCGAGCTGGACGTCATCAACCCTGTTGTTCATCGATGGACTGAGACCGTAGAATCTGAGGGCCGCGTCGAGCAGGTGCGATTCTTTGAGGTTGAGTGGGATCGCATCGAGTGGAACGGTCATATTGTGGAGCTGGACACCGACGGTGAGAGAGACCTCGAGGACTACCTGTCGGAGCAGTACCCATGATCTTTGAGCTTGCGACAAACAACAGCGACGATGCCAAGATAGCAGTCGAAGCGGCAAGGCAAATGGCTGAGCGATTCAGGGAGCCGGTGGCAATCCTGTTTGACTACTCGACCGTGCTACTGCGCCTCAACGATCAACCGGTAATTGAGATCGTGTACCCTGAATGGTGGACTGGAGACAGGTATGGATAACAACGAATCATTGCGGAAGGTTATGCATGAGCGTCAGTTATCAGGCAAGCAGGTAGCAGATCTGCTGGGCATGACGGTGGAGGGCGTCTACAACTGGACCCGAACACCGGAGACCCGTGGCTACAGGCGCATGCCTGACACCGCCTACAAACTGCTGGCGCTCCAGCTAAAACTAGAAGACACCCCGCAGTAGCGGGGTTTTTTATACCCTGATGAACCTGTCCACGCTGTAGTGGAGTAGCACCTCGATGTCCTGAGGATCACCCCTATCTCTGCGCCCACCGATTGCCGTGTAGTCTGGCGTGTCAGCGAGGTTGATGTAGCCGACGGTGTCAGTCCATGCCACAAACAGAAACGACGGGATGCCAGACACACTGGACAGCATCCTGATCCGTGCAATTTTGTCAGCACTGATCATATAGGTGTTGAAGGTGGTGCTGGCGTAGTTACGCACCTTGATCTCAACCATGCCCACAACGTAGCCATCACGCTCAAAGAACCAGTCGAGACCATACAAGCGCTTGGCCTTGATTGCCTTAGCGTTGTAACGCTCAGCCAGCAGAGTGGCTATCTCTTCCTCGTTGGCTCTGTCTTGAGCCGTCTCATAGATAGGTCTAGCCATTGCGTTTTTTCCAGATCCGCCGTGTCCAGTAGGTCACGATCTCGTTGAAGTGAGGTACAGGCTCAACCGCTGGCAGGCTATCAAGAAATTTCTTGATGGACTCCACATCCTGCTGGGCGTAGTGGTGAGGTAGCTCGAGGTAGAGTGACCGGAACATCAGGTCGTGGAACTGTGGGTCGATGTTCTGATGGACGTAAGCCTCGACCGCTGGGTAGTCGAGTCTCTCTGCCGCGAGCTTGAGGTGCGCCCTAAACTCTGGAATCCGCAAGAAGCTTTTCCCTGACGATCATGATCCCTTCTTCCAGACCTACCGTGCAGGTGTAGTCATGGTTCTCTGGGTAATCTCCCACTACGTGCAAGGGGAAGACCATGCGTATGGGACGGCGATCAAATCGGTAGATAAGGAGGGGGATATATTTTTCTCCCGCCGCTTTTAAAATTTGCTCCCACCACCACTGTTGGTGGATGTCCCCCTTGGCGTAGCGCTTGCACTCGATCAGGAACGGTCCCAGCTTGAGGTCACCCTCATCCGCCACCTGATACTGCGTCAGGTTTCGACGCAGTCCTTGAGTTGCTTCATCCCCCAGCCAATCGCGAAACACGTTGACCACTTCGCGCTCGAACTGAGCGCCCTTTGTTCTTGAATTAACCATTGGATATCTCTTGCATTAACCAACCCAGATACACCTGCGCTTTCGCGAGGTCTTCCTTGGGGTTGTCTTTGTCGGCGTAGCGCCATGAGTACTTGATGATGTTGCCCTTCAGGTAGCCCTGAAACGCTTCGGGAGACATGCTCGCTTTGATGGCATCGATGCACTCGAGGTCAGGGAACTTGTCGTTCTGACTAGAGTAGTGCTTCGGCCTCGAGACTCGGTCCCAGTCTTCCGGTGTCGCATCGTTTAACGATAAGTGATGATGTTTGCTCATGGAGAAACTCCTCTGTTCCGTAGCGCTCAATAAACTGAGCTTTGTAGGGATGGCGGGACACGTATCGATCATTCGAGTGGCCCAGCCGGTGATGTGCAGGACACAAGGGGATAGTCTCGAGGTGACCGCCTACCTTTGTCTTGCCGTGTATGTGGTGAACTTCGGCAGGGGATTTGACGCCCATGTACAGCCGGCAAACTATGCAACCCAACTGAACGATGGCGTCCATCCATTCATGCTCTTCTTTGGTAGCCCAGTGAGACTTCATCCCATCAATGTCCTCATCTCTGCCCGTGTGGTAGCCATCTCTGTCTGCCACGTTTTGAATGCCACCTCTGCCGCCAGTGCGTTCTGCTTAGCCGCCGCGAGAGCGCCTTTGGCAGTGCCTCTAGCAACACGCGCATCAAACATTTCCTGCTGGTCATCTGCCCACTTGGTCTGGGCCGCAACAGTCTTGTGTCCGTGCTGGTTCTCAGCGATGAACATCAACTTCGCGGCTGTCCGTTTCTCTGTGGCTTCAGCCGTAGCTAGATTTACCTCCGCTGTCTGTACTTCAGCACCAGCTTCGCGAATGTCCCTAGCAAAGCGCTCGTTATCCATTGGTCTTCTCCTTCGAATAGTTGATGTAATACTTGGCTGTTTGACTCCGGCGCTCTTGGTACTGCAAGCAACGTGGATCAAACTGAAACCCGACCCGACCCTCATAACCCCCGTTCCGGTTCTTCAGGATCTCGAGGTACACGTCCCACTGCTTCACAAACTTCTCGTCAGGTTCCTCGTTGAGGATCGCCGCCTGCTCGAGGTGGTCTGCCTTCCGTTTGTTTTTCCACAACGACATGAAGCCGTCGGCAAGGTCCGTAACAGAGCCGGAACCCTTGACGTCGAACTTGTTGGGGGCGGTGTTCTCGTCGTCACCCTTTCGAGAGTGAGTGACCAGAAAAATTGTGGATGCGGTGGTCTGCTTAAAGTGAACGAGTGTCTCGACAAACTTCTGCTGGGCTGAGTAGTCCTGCTGATCAACCATGTTGGTCAGTGAGTCCACAACAAATACGTTGATGCCGTAGCGGGCGTAGGCGTACTCAAAGCAAGCCAACAGCTTTTTGGCGCTGGGTGTAATCCTGTCTTCGTACAGCCAGAGGTTGCCCTCGAGCCAGCCCAGTAGCTTGTCGCGGTATGCCTCCGGCGGATGCTCTGACCCGCCGGCCTGACGTAGCATCCTGTGCAGTAATCTTTCGGGCGTCATCTCCGGCGAACAGATCAGAACCTTGTTACCCTGCTCGATGGCGTTCAAGCAAAGCTGGCCCAACCACATTGACTTGCCGTGTCCGTTAATGCCGGTAAGTCCCCATAGTTCCGATGGCCGGAACCTGATGTCCTCCTCATCCAGCTTTTCCCAGCCGGAACGAAAGCCCATCGTGTCGGAGTTGGAGTTCTCGAAGATGGCATCAACTCGCTCCTTGAATTCCATAACAGAATGCAGGGTGTCTGGGTCTTGCCATCGGGCGTCTTCATACGCCGCCTCGAGGACAGTTCTGGCGCCGTCATAACCCTGCTTTTGCAGTAGCTCGTTGATGTCTTTGGTGGGCAGAGTGATGCGGTAGCACCGGTCACCGAATCGCTTCTTAATTTCCTCAGCCGCAAGCTCACCCTCTTCATCCATGTCAGTGGCGATGATGATCTCTTCGAACCGCTTGAGGTTCTCGAACTCCTGCTCGATCCAGTTGAGTTGCTTGCGTCCCTTGCCACCACCGAAGGGAACCGACAGAGCAGGGAAGCCAAGCTCGCTCGCCGCTATCTGGTCCCACTCACCCTCAACAATCCAAAGCTTGCGACTGTCCTTGGGCATGGTGTGCCACCCGTACAGGATCGGGCGGGTATCTTTCTGTGGCATGGGATGCCCGTCGTAATTGATGGGCTTGTTCTTGATGAACACGAGCTTGCCGTCGGGATCGAAGTACTGAAACACCACATCCAGACCACCCCGTGACTGCGTCTCATAAATCTTGTGCCGGAAGTACACCTCCCCCACATCCCTGAACCCACGACTCTCCATGTACTCATGTATGTAAGCGTTGTTGCTCTGTGGTGGTGGGGTGGGGAGGATGTATTTCTTTTTTGCCGCCGGAGAAATTTTTGGCTTGGCCGCAAACTCCCTGATGCTGTATCGCTTTGCCCCCCAGTCCATTGCCTCAGTCAGAGACACGTTCCTGCTTTGTTGGATGAGGTCCAGCATGTCGCCAGAGTCACCCGTGGCAAAGTCGATCCACTTGCCACACTTATCACCATGTAAATAAACGGAAAGACTGCGTCCCCTGTCGCCGTCAACACTTCCTACCTTGTAACAACCTGACTCAACGACCCCGTCAGGAAAAATCTCTAGACATATTTGATGTGCATGTCTCCCTAGTTCTTGCGACAAAGCGCGTATATCCATTACTTAACCTCAGCTAGTAGATCGTCGTTTCGACTTATGTTCTTGAAGCGATCCAGAGAGTCCCAGTCAGGACTCCCTATCCGTTGCCATCCCCGTGAGATAGAGAAGGGGATGAGTTCCCTCAGGTCATAGCCATGCTTAGCCATTTCCTTGAAGTCGTGTGTTTGGCGAGTGACGGTGTTCTTAGATGGCTTGCGACTGCCAGCCTTGTGATCCCACCACAACTGCCATGCCTGTTTAGGAATACCTTCAGGACATGAGTTGAGGAGGTCTTCTTTCCAATGGTTATTCTTATTAGATGTTTCTTCTTTCTCTATAGTTATTCTTTGCTCTTGATTTTCCACATGTGGAATATCCACTTGTCGATTTTCGACATCTGCTTTTTTGCAAACTGGCAACTGTTTTTCGTCGTACACTTCCCAGTCAAAGACAGTTTTGCCCTCTTCAACGTATCGGACCCGACGGATATACCCGCTCTGCTCTAAACAGTCGGCAATGTTTCGGATGCGAGCTGGAGTACAGGAAAAGTGCTTCGACAGTTGAGACTGAGTGACCCGCCAGTTGTCTATATGAGAGAGCAGATAGCAGAGTAGGCCGATAGCCTCTGGCGTTAGGTCTCGGTCACGGAGGAGATTGTTGGGCAGTTTTGTATAGTGACGACAGGTCTGTGACGCAGGCTTAAAGATCATACTAGTCCATGTATTAAGCAGATGAGAATTTACACCCAAGGACGAAAATTGAAAGCTACATTTAAGGCGTTGTCAACCTATGGACAAAATATCTTTAGTCGGTTAAAAAGATCCTCTATCACACGGATTAGTATTTATGGCTTGGGACAAAGAAACCCGCGCCGATTTCCTCAATAAAGAGTTTGATAAAAAGGGAATCGCTAGATGGGGCAGAGCGTCATATATAAAAAACAGAATCAAATGCTCTAATGCAAGTGCCGCCGCTTGGCTGGAGGGGTCACTGCCAAAGAATTTAGATATGGCTATAAAATTCTGCGATATCTTCGATATAGACTTATATCAGTGGGTAAACGGAGAAAGCCGTGGGCTAAACATAACGGAAAAACAGCTCACAACTTTATTGGTTAGATGTAAAAATTTTGAAGACGAATACGGAATTGATTTGTCAGCAGAGCAACTTTCAGTATTGGTTTTAATTGGTTTCGAGGATGATAAAAACATGGAAGCTTTCATGAAAAATCTCCGAAGATTCTTTAAGGGAAGCGCAAATGAGAAAACACCGACTGAGTAACGCCGAGTTTATCGCCGTGCTTAGAGCCGCACTCTACAAAAAAGTGAAAACTGATGGCGATTGCGAGCCGACCGATGAAGAATTTGCGAAAACTCTAGAAGTATTAGCGTCTAAAAACAAATCTGAGTGTTGAAATTATCATTTAGCTGATGTAATTTTAGTGTAATTACAGGGATGAATTACACGGAAGATACACATGGATCAGCTCACCAAAGAGTCTATCTGGACTCGGCTTTCTGCAATAGATATTTCCGATCAGCTCACGGAAAAAGAAGTTCTAGAAGACGGAACGTCTCTAAGCATCTTGCCGTGGATGAACGCTCACGCTCTCATGATGGAATCATTTCCTGAATACACTTGGGAGTTCACCGAAGATCCTGAGGGCAGGGAAGTACACTACTTCAACGACGGCACGGCTGAAGTTAGATGCCGCATGACCATCGGGCCTCATACGCAAATTACCTCTCTCTTTGTTAGAGATTTCTCCGGCCCCATCCGCAACCCAAACAGTGGACAGATCAACACTACAAAGCAACGCTGTCGTGTAAAGGCGATGGCTGAGTTTGGTCTGGGCCATCAGCTCTGGATTAAGTCGAAAGCCCAAGAGGAGGTTGCCGCTGAAGCAGTTCAGGAAGAGCTACTTCCTGACGAGCAGATTGTTGTGGAGGAAGCAACACGAGATCGGGTAGAGCGGCTATGGCGTGAAGATACGTGGGAAAAGATACAGCAGTCCCGCAACAAGAGCGCCGCTCAAAAAATCTTTGACCGCTTCAATCGCAAGCTAACCCAGTTGGGTCTGGAGGATTACAACCAGAACCGATGGGCTGAGATCTGCGATAAGAAAGGGTGGAAGGTATGACGTTCCTCGAAATGCATCCTCAGGGATCTGAGGGGTGGCTCAAAGCACGGGCAGGAAAAATCAAAGCTAGTGTGTGCGCCGCATACGAAGGCATCCACCCCTACATGAGTGTTCAGGATCTTGTTCGCCAAGAGGTGAGAGCGATTCTAGGTGCCGAGTCTGAGTTTCAAACCAATGCCGCCGTTGAGCATGGCTCGATGATGGAAGAGTACGCCCGCGTCAAGCTGGAAGAGATCAAGCGCTATCGCGTCGAAGAAACTGGCATGGTGACCCATCAAGAGCATACGTTCCTAGCCGCGTCACCCGACGGGCTTGTGGGCATCGAGGG